GGGCGATTGGTCGCCGAGTCGGAGATCGCTGAGGCCGAAGCAGAGGCGATCCAGTACGCGATCGCGTCCGGTCACGGCGTGGGTAAGTCGACCACGATCGCCTGGCTTATCCATTGGTTTGCCTCGACGCGACCGTACCCGCAGATCGTTGTCACGGCGGGCACGAAGCCGCAGCTTTCGACCAAAACCTGGCGCGAGCTGGCCAAGTGGCACCGCATGATGCTGAACCGGCATTGGTTCCGGTGGACCGCGACGAGCTTCTACCACGTCTTGGCGCCGGAGTCTTGGGCGGCCTGGGCGATTCCTTGGTCGAAGGCCAACCCCGATTCGTTCGCGGGCACGCACGAGCGCCACGTGCTGGTGATATTCGACGAGGCATCGTCGATCGATGACGTCATCTGGGAGACCACCGACGGGGCGATGACCACGCCCGGCGCGATCTGGGTCGCGTTCGGCAACCCGGTTCGACCGACGGGGCGATTCCGCGATGCGTTCGCGCGTCTGGCACACCGCTGGCACACGCGCCACCTCGATGCGCGGGAGGCGAAGAAGGCCAACAAGCAGCAGCTTCAGGCGTGGATTGAAGACCACGGTGAGGACAGCGACTACGTCCGCGTCCGCGTGAAGGGTGAGTTCCCGCGGGCCGGGCTCAATCAGTGGATCAGCAGCGAGGATGTCGACAGCGCCCGCCGGCGGGGCATCCCGGCCGAGGCGTATGATCAAAAGCCGATGGTGGCGGCGCTCGACGTAGCGCGCCACGGTGATGACCAGTCGGTGCTGTCATTCCGCCAGGGCGCCAAACTCCATCCGCAGTACCGTGCACGGATCAACGATCTCATGCAGGTAGCGCAGTGGGCGGCCGGCCACTTGTCGCAGGCCGGGCTGGACACGGTGGTGGTTGATGCCTCTGGCATGGGTTGGGGTGTGGTCGACAAACTGCGCGAGCTGCGGTTCAACGTGGTGGCGGTTCAAACCGGTGAAAAGGCCCGCGACGGCGAGCACTACTACAACCGCCGCATCGAGCTTTGGGGTGAGGCGCGCCAGTGGCTCAAGGAGGAGGGCGATATCCCCGACGACAATGAGCTCGCGGAGGATCTCACGCAACCCCAATATCTGTTCGACAACAGGCATCGCCCGCGGCTCGAGTCGAAAGACGATATCAAAGCGCGCGAGGAGCGCTCGCCCGACAGTGGTGATGCTTTCGTGCTGACCTTCGCCTACACAATCGGTAGCGCCCGTCAGGATTCGGGCCTCGATCCGCGCCGCGGGCGCGGCCGGAGCATGGTGCGATGAAGGTCGAAAAGCTCGAATCATTCTTGTCGGAAATCCACGCGCAGCCGAGCTGGCGCGAGGAGGCGAACAAGGCCGCAGACTACTACGACGGCAATCAACTGTCGTCGCGCACGCTCCAGGATATGGAGGAGCGTGGCATCCCGCCGATCGTGGTCAATGTGATCAAACCCACGGTCGACACCGTGCTCGGCATGGAGGCCAAGGCCCGCCGCGACTGGGTGGTACGCGGCGAGCGCGACGACGACACCGATCTCGCCGAGGCGCTGACGGTCAAGCTCTCGGAGAGCGAGCGGGTTACACGCGCCAACCGCGCCTGCGCCGATGCCTACGAGGACCAGGTCAAGGTCGGCCTCGGCTGGGTCCACATCGGCCGTGGGAGCGACCCGTTTGAGCAAGACCATATCGTCGAGACCGTCCACCGCTCCGAGGTCCACGCCGATTGGCGTGCGCGCAGGTTCGATCTATCGGACGCGCGCTACCTCGTGCGCGAGCGCTGGTACGACCTGGACGAGGCGATTGCTCTATTTCCGCAGAAAAAGTCGGTGTTGCGGGCGGCGGTGAATGCCGAGCCGTGGTGGGACTGGCGTCAGGAGATCAGCCTGGATCGGGCGCGCGATTACGAGATCGAGCGCGATTTCGCCATTGACGAGGACTACTGGCGGGATTCGCAGCGCCAGCGGATCAAGCTTTACGAGGTCTGGTATCGCGTCTGGACCAGCGGCAAGGTCCTCAAGATCGCCGGCGAGGGTGGCAAGACCGCCAAGGTGGTGGAGTTTGATGACAACAATCCGCGCCATGTGGCGGCGGTCAACCGCGGCCTGGCCACGGTCGAGCGCGCGCGGTTTTCGCGGGTGCGCCTGGCGTGGTGGGCCGGACCGCACCGCATGCACGATGGGCCCAGTCCGTACCCGCACAACCGGTTTCCGTACGTTGCATTTTTCGGCTACCGCGAGGATCTGACCAACACCCCATATGGGCTCGTTCGCTCGATGATGAGCCCGCAGGACGAGATCAACGCGCGGCGCTCGAAGATGCTGTGGCTACTGTCGGCCTCAAGGGTGATTGCCGATTCCGATGCCACCCAAGATCCGCCTGGTAAGGTCGCCGATGAGGTCAGCCGTCCCGACTCGTATGTGGTTCTGAACCCGGATCGGCGCAATGCCAACGGATTTCAAATCCAGGACGGGGCGCAGCTGTCGAACATGCAGTACCAGGTACTGCAAGAAAGCAAAAGCAACATCCAGGAGACCTCGGGCATCTATGGCGAGGCCAAGGGTGATGCCAGCGCCTCGCAGTCGGGGGTGGCGATTCGCGAGCTTGTCGACCGGTCCGCGACGACGCTGGGCAAAATCAACGACAACTATGCCGAGTCGCGGCGCCTGGTTGGCGAGCTCCTGCTGCAGTTGATCGTCGAGGACATCGGCGACGCGCAGGAGCAGGTGCGGGTGCCGGCCGAGCGCACCCAGAACCGACAAGAGAAAACGGTTGTGATCAACGGCCGCGAGGCGGGCGATGACGGTGAGCAGCGCAACAACCGCCCGCAACGGCTGATCAACAACGTCGCGCTGGATGAGGCACCGTCGAGTTCGACCTATCGCCAGCAGTACGCGCAGCAGCTGATGGAGATGACCAAGACGCTGCCGCCCGAGCTGCAAGCCGCGGTCGCCGACATGGTGGTCGAGGCCTCCGATCTGCCCAATCGCCAGGATGTGGCCGACCGCATCCGGCGCATGACCGGCCAAGGTCAGGGCGCTCAGGACCAGCAGCAGGCCCAGCAACAGGCCCAGCAGGAGAAAGAGCAGCTCGAAATGGAAAAGCTCAAGGGTGAGGCGGCCAAGGCGCAGGCGGATGCCCAAAAGGCGCAGGCCGACGCCGAGCAAGCGCAGGTCGGCATCGACAAACAGCGTGCCGAGACCGCGCACACGCTCGCGCAGACGCAGGAGACGATGGCCGAGACCGAGCGCGACGACACCGCCCAGGATCTCGAGCTGGCCGAGGAAATCGCCGCCCTGGCGCGTGGCGAGACTCCGCAGCGTATGCAGGACACAGGCGCGGCTGAGCCGCAACAGGGCGAGGCCCCTGTTGGCGGCGCTCCGCCGACCGGTCCGCCCCAGCGGCGACCGACACCGACTCCGTAGGGGCGCGGACACAGCCCCACCCAAGAGATGGCCCGCTAGGTGCGCCCTGCGGGCTTTCTTGTTTACAGCGACGCAACCCAGCGACACGGGAGTAAGGAATGGCTGATAAGTCTGTTGACGATATGGACCTGTCCGAGCTTGAAGACCTATCGCCGGCCGAGATCGAAGCACGACTCGAAGGCGACGACGGCTCTAGCGCGGCGGTTCAACCGGCTGATCCCCGCGGGGACCCGAGCAGTGCCGAGGAGGAACGCGAGCGCGGCAGTAGCCGGCCCTCCCGCGAGACTGAGCGGGTAAGTCAGCCGGAGGGCGAACAAGCGGGCAGCGAGGGTGAGGGCGACACACCCGCCGGTTCCGAGCAGGAGACCGGTTCCGAGGACTCGCCGGACTCGGACGACGACAAGCCCGTGGAGGCGGCCGACGGCAAGCACACGATCCCGAACGGTGTACTCAAGAGTGCGCGGAAAGAGGTCCAGCGACTGAAGCAGGAGCTCGCAAGCCGCGACGAAGAGCTCGAAAAGCTGCGTCAGCAAAACCCCGGTGATACGAGTTCCACCGCCGAAGGCGGCCAGGGTCACGCCGGTGACGGCCAACAGGCCGGCACCGCCACGGATCCCAACGCCTACGACTGGGACAAGATCGCCGAGGAGTATGGCGACGAGTACGCCCGCATGATGCGCGAGCGGGTCGAGCGCGAAGCCGAGCTCGAACGCCGCCTGCAACAGCAGGAGGAGCGCGAGCGCCAACGCGAGCAGGCCGAGCAGGCGCAAGAGGCCGAAACCGTCCAGGGGGCGATCGACAATCTGCCGACCCTGGCGAGCTGGCAATCCCAGGATGCGGCGATGTTCGAAGCCGCGAAGGCGATGGATAACCAGCTCCGCGAGGACCCGAACTGGCAGCACGCTTCCTATCAGCAGCGGTTTCAAGAGGTCGTTCGGCGTCTGCGTCCCGATGCGCCCGAAGTCAGTGGACAGCCCAGCCATTCCACCGAGCGCGGCCGAGGCGGCGGTGAGCCCGCGTCCGACACGGCACCGCCACCGACGTCGCATTCCGACATGCCGGCGGGAGGAACACCGCCTGACGCACGCTCGCAGTCGGAGCAGATCGAGGATATGGATCCCGCTGATCTGGAGGCCAAGCTCGATCGCATGACGAATGAGCAGCGTCAGGAGTTCCTCGCCCGGCTGTAATACAAGCCGGAGGAGTGAGTCATGGCTCAATCTAACGTCCCAATCGGGAGTGCTCTGGCGAAGAAGGCCTATAGCGTCGCTGTCTTTTCCGAGACACAGCGCATGCCTTCGCTTCGCCGCAATCTTGTCGGTCCGGCACCGAAGCAATCGAGCGCGGAGAAAAAGCTGCGCGGTCAGAGCTCGCCGGATCATCCCATCGTCCGTGTTAAAGATCTGCAACAGTCGATGGGGGATACGGTCTCGGTCGACATGTTCAACGTCGTCAACGGCAAGCCCACCATGGGTGATCGCAAGCTTGCGGGCCGGATGATGCCGCTGAAGACGTCGTCGATGGACGTTCGCATCGACCAGTACCGCGGCGGGGTCGACCAGGGCGGCCGGATTTGTGAAAGTCCCGTCCTGCAGTAATGCAGGATTGAAACCGGGTGAATTGCTGGGAACCCCTTAGAGCTTGTCGCACCACAACGTAGCCGGTAACGGCAAGCGTGACGGTCCAAAAAGCGACAGGATTGGGCAACCAGCAGGGAAGCCTGCTACCAAGGTGAAAATGGCAGACCCTCGCAAACAACAGCACGGCACGGCGAAGCGCTACGAGAAAGGGTGTCGCTGTGACGAATGCCGGCAAGTCGCCACGCAGAAAAAGATGCGCTGGCAAAAAGGTTGGAGCGAGGACGAGGCAGACCTCGAGCATGGAACCGAGGCTGGCTACCAGCGCGGTTGCCGATGCAGCAAGTGTCGATCGGCTGGCGAGCCGTTTCCGCACGGTGAGCGTCGTGGGTACCGCCGAGGATGCCGATGCGAAGCCTGCAAAAGTGGCCGGTCGCAGTACGAGGCGGGCCGTGTAGCAGCCAAGGATAAATCCGCAGCGGATTTCCCTCATGGCACTCGCAGGGGTGCGAGAAACGGCTGCAAGTGCGAATCGTGCATGAACGCCAAGCGTGAGCACGAAAAGGCGTATATACGGACCAAGGAGTCTGAATCGGAGGAGTTTCGCCGGAAACGCAGAGTCGCGGGCCTTGTCTCCCAGAACAAGCGCCAAAGTCGTCTGTCAGTCCTATCTCAAGAGCAGGATCTGATTCGAGCGATCTACGCGAACTGCCCGGAGGGATACGAGGTCGACCATATTGTTCCGCTGTCCGTAGGCGGAACGAATGAAACGGCAAACCTCCAGTATCTTCCGGCCTGGGTCAATCGGCGAAAAAGCAGCAACGCGGACCTCAATTGCTCCGAATACGCCATCCCTTGGCAAGACTTGGTGCAGGAACCTTCAACGACTATCTCGCAAGAGAGTAGGCTCCAAGCGGAGCCGAAGCGCCCGGCACCCTACGGGGTGAAGATATAGTCTGTTCTTCGGTGAAAGCCGGAGCAGCCGTAATGGCGGCCACGGTGTGGCGAGCCGTGGTGAACACAAAGGACGCAGCAACGCACCGTCCACCAGCTGCGCACGATTGCCCAGAGCAATCTCGCCGGCTGGGCGGCCCGCTTGGAAGACCAGCTTTGTATGGTCCACATGGCCGGTGCGCGTGGCTTCGACACCGCTGATGACTGGGTCGTGCCGCTTGAAAGCGAAGACGACTTTTCGAGCATTGTCGTCAACAGCGTCGATCCGCCGACGCCCAACCGGCGCATGGTGGTCGGTTCCGCGACCAGTGCATCGAGCATCGGCTCGTCGGATCAGCTGACGCTGAACACCATCGATGATCTGCGCCTTGAGCTCGACGAAATGGCGTTTCCCATGCAGCCGATCCGGCTGCCCGAGGATCCGGCCGTGGATGAGCAGCCGCTGTATCTGCTGATTGTGTCGCCGCGTCAGTGGAACCAGCTGCAGCAGCAGACGAGCGACCAGAACTGGCGTTCGTTTTTGGCCAACGCGTACCAGCGTGCCAGTGGCTGGAACCATCCGCTTTTCACCGGTAACCCCGGTATGTGGAACGGCATCCTTGTGCGCAAGATGTATCGTCCGATCCGCTTTAATTCGGGCGACGACGTCCGCGAGAAGGACTCGAATGGCAACATCACCACCGTCAGCGCCAATACGCGTTTCGATCGGGGCGTGTTGCTCGGTGCACAGGCGTTGGCCGAGGTCTACGGCAAGGACAACTCAAGTGGCCATCATGCCAACTTCCACGAGGAGACCAGCGACCACGGCAACACGGTCGAGCACTCCGTCGCCTTTATCGGTGGCAAGCGCAAAACGACGTTCATCGGTACCAGCGGTGAGGAGACCGACCACGGCGTCTACGCGGTCGACTCGGCCGTTTAACGCCGGTACGTCCAGCGTTGAGGGCGCGCGTTGAGCGCGCCCTCTTCGTTGGGAGGTTCATTGCCCAACAATGGAGGACCAATCCAATGGGTGACGTAGAGGCGCCCAATCTGGGCGATTATTCGAGCGTGCCGGCGGGGACCTGGGGCACCGTGAGCTTTGCTCGCGCAAGTGTCACGATCCCGTCCGGCGAGTCGGTCGGCAACACGGTCGACTTTATCCGTCTGCCGCGGGGCGTGCGGCCGATTGATGCCATCCTTGAGACCGGTGGTGATGGCAACACCACCAACGATGGCGACATCGATCTCGGCCTCAAGGGCGTGGATGGCACGTCGCAGGACAACCTGACGGCGTTTCTCAACGACGCCAGCATCGATGGCTCGGCTCGCAAACGGGCCGACCAGGTGCTCGGCTTTCCGCGGTTGGCCGATGAGCACTACGTGCGCGGCACACTCCGTGGCACCGCCCCGGACAGTGACGTGACCGTCGATGTCATCGTGGTCTACCAGTACGAGGGCATCGAGTAATCGATGCGTGACTAAGCGGGGCGCCTTCGGGCGCCCCGTTTTTGGGGGATGTGATGGAATTCCGCTACATCCAGTACGTCGGTAAGCAGACCGAAAAACGGGATCGGCTCTACGCAAGCGGTGTGGTCTGGTCCCAATACGGCGAAGTCCAGCCAGTGCCGGCGGAAGTGGCGCCGTTGTTGCTGCGACATCCCGATGAGTTCACCGAGGTGGACGAGGCGACCTATCGCCAGTTGGTTACTGAGACCAGCGACCGCAGCGCCGACACCGACGCCCTTGAGCGTGCTCGCCGACGTGTTGGTGAGCGGCGCGAGTCCAGCATCGATCCCGATGCCGACGAAGGTGGTGACGCCGGTGCCGGCGAAGTGGGCCCCAGCGACAGCAGCGACGCCGGTGCCGGCGATGAAGGCTCGGCAAAAGGCCGCCCGCCGCAAAAGCCCGAAAAGCCGGTTAGCCAGATGAACAAGGGCGCGCTCATCGACTACGCCCAGCGTGAGTTCGACAAGGCGATCGACTCCCGCCAATCGGCTGAAAACGTCCGCGGTCATGTTAAGACGATGATGGCCGAGCACGGTCTGCGGTAACGATGCAAGCCAAGCCCATTTTCGATCTTGCGGCGCGCCAATTGGCCGACACCAGTGGCGCGCGGTGGCCCCAATCCACGCTGGCGGCGTATTTGTCGTGGACGCTGGCCGAGATGGCCGGGTTGCTCCCGGACTCGGTGGCTGAGCTCGACAAGGTCGCGCTGGTGGATGGCGCCGAGCAGGACGTGCCCGCTGATGTGATCCGATGGATCGGGGCGGTGCGCAACATGGGCGACGGGAGTAGCCCCGGGGCGGCCGTGCGCAACGGCGATCTTGAACTGGTCGAGGCGTTGGACCCGAACTGGTTTAACCGCAGCCCGGCCAATGTCGTGCGCGATTGCTATTTCAGCCTGGCCACACCCCGCAAGTTCTATGTCTATCCGCCGGTGACCACCACCCAAGGCGCTGTCTATTTGCAGTTCAAGGCCGCCAAGGTCCCGCCGGATGGCGCCACACTTGATAGCACACCAACGACCGAGCTGCCCGTCACAGATGACTATTTCGCCATCGTGCTCAATGGCGTGCTGGCGTTCGCCTACGCCGAGGATACGAGCCAGACGAGCAGCCAGATGGCCAATCACTACGCCAAGTCGTTCTACCAGGGCCTGGGTCAGGATAAACAGGCCAAGGCCCGGGCGCAGCCGGCGCTCAAGGAGGCGACGCAGTGAACCTGCAAGACGCGCTCTATCGCGTGCGCCCGCAAGTGTTGGGCTGTCCCGAGCCGATCATCATCGACGCACTGCGCCAGGCGGCGGAGACACTGTGTCGCGACTCCCATGTCTGGCAAGAAAAGCTCTGGCCGATCTCAACCTATGGCGCCATTGGTCACTATCGCGTGCCGCTGCCGGCCTACGCGCGCCTGGTGTCGCCTCAGCGTGTCCAGTTTGATGGCCAATGGCTCGAGTATCGCCATGCCGATGCGCTTGAGCGTTTGATGGGTGTCGACTGGCGCTCGGCGCAAGCGGGGCCGCAATACTGGACCATGGAGTCGGCGAACACGATCCGCCTGGTCCCTCAACCGGGTTCTGACGCAGCCGATGCCCTTGTCATCTGGGCGTCTTTGGAGCCGGCCGAGCACGCGGTCGAGTTGCCCGACTGGTTCCGCCAGTACGACAGCACGCTCACCGAGGGCGCGCTGGCGGCGCTCAAGGAAATGCCGCAGCAGCAGTGGTCGGCCCCGAAGATGGCCCAGGAGCATCGGCGTCGGTTTAAGGTCCAGGTCGCCAACGCGCGTTATCACGCCTCTCGCGGCTTCTCGGACCGTCCCCTGCGCACCAAGGTGTATCCCTGATGGCCCTGCAAAAGGATACCGTAACCGGCACCGTCCGTGATGATCAGAATGATCCGATCCCCAAAGCGATCGTCATCTGTCGGCTCACGCGCCCGGATAAAGACGGTGCGCTGGTCGTGCCCGACAAGGAGGAAACCCGCGCCGACGACAACGGCAACTGGTCGCTCGATCTGTGGCCGAATACGCGCGGTGAGACCAACAGCAAGTACCGGGTCATCATCCGGAATCCGAAAACCGGTGAATATCTGGTCTATGGCTATATGGTCGTGCCCGAGGGCGGCGGGACTTTTGCCAATCTCGTGGACCTGAATACGAACCCTGAGCCGCTCGCGGCGTGGAGGTCAGTGAGCCAGGCCCGGGTCGCGCGCGATACCGCGGATAATCACGCCACAACCTCACAGCGGTTTGCGTCCGAGGACGACGACACCACGGTTGTCGACGCCGATACGGGCAATGACACCGGCACGTATTCGTCCCGCCATCACCGACATTACGCCGAGGCGGCGCGCGACGACAGTGAGGAGCACAAGCAGACCTCCAAGCGCTGGGCCACCGAGACCAACAGCACGGTCGTCGATGCCGACAGCGGCAGCGACAGCGGCGAATACAGCTCTAAGGAGTACGCGCAGGGCACACAGTCGGGCACGGGCGGCTCCGCCAAGGACTGGGCGCAGAAGACGGCTGCAGCCGTTGTCTCGGGCCTGTATGCGGCCAAGGAGTGGGCGATCGGCACGCTCACCCGCGGCACGTCCGGCGGCGGATCGGCCAGGGATTGGGCCACGCTGACCGGCCAGACCGTCGATGATACCGAATACGGTGCTGCTGAATACGCCCATGGCGATGTCGAGGGTCACGGCGGTGCGGCCAAGGCCTGGGCGATTGACGCGAGCTCGCCGGACGCCAGCGGCGCCAAGTCGGCCAAGACGCTCGCCGGCGAGGCATCGACGAGCGCGTCCAACGCCGC